GCCGCCCATCGTGATGAGCGGGAACGCGTCGGTCTCGCGAGCGATCGAAATGAGATAGTCGTCGTCGGTTGATCCGAATGCGGTGACAGTGTCGCTGTCCCACTCGCGCGAATGCAGCGGAACGGTATCGATTCCGAACCCGGCGAGTCCGTAGACCGCTTCGTTCCCGACGAACGACAGCGCCGCGCGAGGCTCGATCAGCCCTTCGCTTCGGAACACTACGTTCTGCGCCTGGATGAGCCCGCCATCGCCAGCAACAAGCCGCGACGGGTCGGTAACGAGTCCGCGAGGGACGATACGCATCGACGTGGGCACTACGGATTGCCTCCGCCATTCCAGCCCCAGCCGCCGAACGTTCTTCCGCCGGTGCGTAGCGGAGAGTCACGATCGAAGATCGCTTTGGGTTGCTTGCGGACGCGCGACGACGAGTGATTCTGTGCTTGCGCCACCATGCGTTCGACCGCTGGCATGAGCGCGCCAGACTCGTCGACGTATCCGGCTTGCATGAGCACGTCAGACGCTGCGGCCATGACGCACACCGGATACCAGATGTCAGGCAGCGGAAATACGCACGTCGTTCCGGCCTCGCACAGATAGTCACCGGAGCTAACCGTGTTGAGCACTGCGATCTTTGGGACCGATGCCTCGTCGAACGACAGATCGATCACGAGCGGTCCGACGGTTCCATCGAAAATAGCATCGTCCGTGATCGGATCGGTCGCTTGCTGAGCGGCTTTCACGATGTCGAGATGCGTGCCGCTCGTCCACGATGCCGGATACGACACGACCGTGAACTCCGCATCGTCGTTCCACGATACGATCTCGGCGGCGTCTGCCAGCAAGCACAAGCGCGAAGGGCGACGCTCGTAGAGTACGCGCAAAGTCACGTCTTCCGACGCGGGCGGAACGATCTTGATGTAGTCGCCGGTGAGCGCGTAATAGAGCGGGTTCGGCCCTTCTGTCTGGTCGCCGTACATCGGATCGCCGAATCGCTGACACTCCGAGATGTCGATGCGCGTTACGGGCCGGACGCCCCCGGTCGAGAGAACTTGGTACACTGCGACGATGGTCGATCCAGACGCACGCGTCGGAAGGCGCGCAGAGCTGGCCTGGATCGGGTTGGTAGAGTCGAACGTCACGTATGCGTGCGTCGTCGCGTACTCTTCGATCGTCGATCGAAGCGTCGGCCATAGGCGCGACTGAATGCTCTCGTCAGCAATCTCCATGATGTCCGATGTGGACAGCTTGAGATTGTCGTCGGATAGCTGCGTCGTGCGACGGATGCGCGCTACGAGATTGTCGATGGTGTACGAGACAGCCACCGATCACCGACCTTCGTATAGACGCCTGTTAGCCTCGATACGGGCGATCTGTTCGGGGGTCATCTGCGCTTGTCCGGTCGTAGCGCGCGAGGCGCCAGCGCCCCGTGGCTGCGCGTAGCCGGAGCTGTACGGGACCGCTGCCGCTGCCGTGGCCCGCTCCCGCTCGATCCGTGCTCGTGCGGCAGCCATGCGCTGCATCTCGTCGTACTCGGCATCGGTCAACTCGCGCTCGGCAGGCGGACCGTATGCGGCACGGTCGGCGCTCATGGCTGCGCTCGACGCGTCCCTGCCAAGCGGACCCTTCGGCACGGTTGCGCCGGGGTCGCGCTGCTTCATCGACATCGGAGCGCGTGAGCCGTTGAAATGGTAGTCGGCCACGCTCGGGCGCGTCTTGCGCCACAACGCATCGGTCATCATGCCAGCGGCTTCAAGGTCGTCGATCGCAGCGGTACGCCCGCCTGGGAGCGTCGTCATATCCTCAAGCATCGGGATATCGTCATACCCTGGAACCGCTCGGTTCAGGAGTGGATCGCTCGGACGGCCAGCAAGGCTATTGAGAGCAGCCATCCGCGGATCGATCGCGCCGCGAACATCGCGCATCGGAATGCGGACGCGATCGTATTCGGCGCGTTCCTCGGCAGGACTGTCGAGCCCAGACGAATCGTCGTAGTCACCATCCGCATCCATCGCACGTCCGGCAAGTTGTCGTAGAGCGTTCAAGCGAGGATCTGGCATGGTGAGTAACTCCGAATCGTTGTGTGTTCGACGGCCCTAACTAGGAACGCAACGTATCAGGTACCGCCACCGGTCGGGCCGGATGCGTTGACGATGCCGGTAAGCACCGCCTGACGCGCAAGGCGCTTGCAGTACGTACCAACGTTGCTGTACCGACGAAGCTCGTAGCCAGCGTTACCCGGAAGCTCCAGGAGGAACGCGTTGTTCTGCGGGTCTCGGTTCGGCAACTTGAACGTGGGCAGCGTCGATCCGACGTTGCGCCAGTCGTCGTACATGAGCAGGTACGCTTCCGATGCCTTGATGAACGGATTCATCTCGAACCGGAGCGCGCCGCCGTTGGGGCCGTAGTACGTGAGGTCGTTCGCGCCGTTGACGAACTCGCCGCCCTCGTCGCTGACGTACCGACGAAGACCAGCCTCGTCGTTCATCACGTCACACCAGGAGTACGGATTGACGACGACGGTGTAGTCGCCCATGCCTCCCTTGGTGGTCGGATTGATGACCGCCGCAGCGACATCGGCGAAGCTCAGCGCGCCGGAAATGGCGATGCTGGACGAACGCGCGTAGGCGTAGAGTGAAGTGTTCAGCCCGAACACGGTGCCGCCCGCAGCGCTCTTGGTGATGAGCGAGCAGACGCCGTCGACCCAGCCGTCCGTGCTAGACACGAACGCGCCGTAGGGCACGAAATACAGGCCGGTCGCGACGGCCGCAGCAGCCGCGGTGTAGTCCGCGCCAGCCGAGAACGTGAGGCGGACGTTTCGGGCGTCTGCATCGACCCAAGTGACCGTTGCAGGACCTGCGTTGGTGACCTTCACGGTGAGTGCAGCGTCGCTGTACGCGTCGACTGCGCCGCCCTCGAACGGACCCCAGATCATCGGCGACCAAGTCGCCTTCGAGATCTGGAAAGTACCGGCCGGAGACGCCGGAGACGACACAGCGTTAGCAACGCCGATGTTGGTGCCGCCGTAGCTGAGCTGCATCTCGAGCGCCCAGTTCACGGACTCGACCATGCTCTCGGTGATGAGAGCAAGCTCGGGCGAGAACGCGGCGCCTGGATTGCACGACGAGGCAAGGTCGTAGCTGACCTGCTCACGAAGCATGATGCTCGACGGCTTGACACTCACCTGCGCCGTCTTGCCGGCACGAGCGTCATTGAGCGCCGCGGCGGTACCGCGACTGTCACCGCCCCAGAACGTGAGGCCGGTGGGGCGCTTGAGCTGGATTGCTCCGTTGTACGACTCGCCGACCTTGTTGGCGGAATCGAAGCGAATGTTCCGCTGGAACGTCAGCGACTGCGGAACTGCCATCGTAACGGGATCGAGGTAGACCCTTTGAAGGATCTCCTGCGACGTCATTGTCTCTGCGGCCATGGTGCGAATCTCCGATGTGCTGAGCCGTATTGGCTCGGTGGACATCGACTCTTTCGCTTTGGGAGGGGTCTCCTACGTCCCTTGAAGGGGTAGTGGAGCCGCTCTCGGCCGGCCGCAAATCGTCGTTACTTGGGCGTGATTGAGCCCGTTTGCGCTACGCTACTACAACTCAGTTGCAAATGCAAGCCAATGTTGCGTTAGAAGCGCTTACCCCACGCGGAGGATACGTTTTGGACGACCGTCCGGCCGTTGATGTCGGTGCTTGGCTGGCGCTGGCTCGCGTACTGTCCGCGCGGCGTGCGTGGCTGTCCGATGACGTCGCGTGGGTCGCGGGCGAGCTGCGGAGCCGACTCGATCTTGGTCGCCTTCTGCTGGTCGAGAAACCACTTGACATCATCGGCCGTGATGCGCGCTCGGCGCTGTTCCGTGGTCTCTGGCGCTGCGGGTCGCTCGTACTCACCAACGACTGATCGAACGAGCGCACGCGCTTCTCCCTTGGTCAGTCGCCGTTCCTCTTGCTGCTCTGCCGCGATCGTTGCGTCCGCCATCATCGCGGTCAGCACCTTCCGCAAACCCGGGTGAGCGACTTGTTCCGCGTCGAGAACGGCGTTGAAATCACGAGTGTAGACCGCGGAGGCTTGCTGCGTCTGGTACTCGATCGCCTTCTGTTGGCGCTGTGCTTCGATCGCCTGGAACTCGCGCTCCTTCGCCTCAAGCTCTGCGATCCGCTTCTGTTCCGGGGTCATCGCTGCGATCTGTTGTTCGCGCTCGAACAGTGCGCGCGCGATCGCAGACGGGTCGCGTCCGCTGCGGCGAAGCTCGGCAACGAGTCGGTCCGGATCGTCGAGTGCGGCGGACATCGCTTCCATCGCGGCTTCGGCTTCGGCGCGGAGACGGCTTGCTTCCTCGAATCGCCTGTTTGCGCTCACCTCGCGCTGCCGGTCGCGGATGAGCTTGTCACCAGTGACGACGACGGGGCGACCGTCGATGTTCAGTTCGACCTCGTAGCCGGCCAGGTCAGCGACCGTGAGCCGCTTCGGCGTGTTCGGTGCTGAAGCCGGGTTCGGATCGGGGAGAACCTTCTGCGGGTCAGCGTCGGCGGGGTTGCCGACTGGCCGGTCCTGTGCGCCCGCCTGAGCGGCATCGTGCGCATCGGTGAGCTGGTCGAACGACACGCGTCCCGGGGCGTCTAGGGGCGCCACTGTGGCAGCGTCAGGCGCCGGAGCGTCCGATGGAACATTCGGATCGATAGCGGGCGTAGGCGGCGCCATGAGCGCGCGATACGCGTCCTCGGCGGACATCTTCGCGGGCGGATTCGGGGTCTGTGCTACGTCGGTCATGGTCTCTCCTCGTCAGATAGCCGGTGCTTGTGCCGCGGCGGGTAGTGATGCGGGCTGAGCGCCTCCGGGCTGTCCGCCCTCGGGGGCTGCCGCTGGGGCGTTCTGCATGTTCTCGGGGTTTGCGCCGGCATCGGGCGACATCGGCGCTTGAGCAGCCATTGCGGCGGCTTGCTGGGCCTGCATGACCGCGGCGCCGGGGCTCGGGTTCTGCCCTGTCGCGGCCAGGAGCGACATGCCTTGCGGCGACATCGTCATCTGCGTCCATAGGTCGACGTGCTGCATCACGATCGGAATGATCTCTTGCGCGCGCTGCTCCATCTCGGGATCGCAAAGCAGCGTCGCAAGTCGGCTGATGAGTAGCTCGTGCGGGTCCGTGGCGAGCGGCTGGTACGTGCCGCCATCGGAGATGATCTGCATGCGCCGTTCGGCCATCGTCTCAAGCACGCGCGGCGCTTCGAGTGCGGGCTGATAGCGGCCCGTGCTGATCATCTGGAGGTACTGCGGGACCGTGATCGCTTGCTGCGCGAGTAGGTTCTGTGCGACCTGGTAGCGGAACGACGCGGTTCGCATCGCCGTTGTCCCCATGTCGACCTTGATTCCGTCGAGAGCGTGAAGGTCGCTCCCCTTCCACCGGCGAACCACGGGCGCATTGTTCTCGCCGCTGATGTGGACGGTGTCTTCCTCGCTCACGAAGCGCTGGATGATCTTGAGCAACTGCCCGAGCATGCGCTTGTACATCGCGAACCAGCCGAACTGGAGCCGCGAGTTGTACTGCGCCGATTGCTGCTGCTGTAGCGCAAGCATCTCACCGGACGATGCCGGTTCGCTCTGCGCGTCTAGGCCCGTGAGCTGTCCCATGCCGGCGCGAAGCAAGTCGATCATCGCTTGGCCCGATGCTACGCCGCCGTTCGACAGGTCGAGCACCTGAGGCGGAGTCATCGACCGGATGATCTTCGCGCCGCTGACGTTCTGCACGTCTAGTTCCGCAGCCGGGTGCACCGAGATCCAAGCGCGCCCGTAGTTCTCGCGATTCGTGGCGAGCTGAGTCGTCACCGAGTCGATCGCCATCTGCGGCGCCGCAAGGTCCCACGACTCGCCGTAGCCGAACACGTCGCCCGGAGCCGTGGACGCTACCGACCACGCGACAGGAAGGTCGTCGTACGGCATCGGCGCGCGCGAGACGAGACAGTCACCGACCATGATCGCAGCGACACCATACGGCACGACAGGCGAGCGTCGGTGGTACAGCTCATACGTCGTGATCGTGTCGTAATTGCTCGTGCCGCCTTCGGTCGAGCCGAGGCCCTTCCATAGCCATCGGTCGTTTTCGTTCGATGCGCGGAGAATCTCTTGGCGGTACTCCGGATACCGAGCGGCCATCTCCCACTTGTCGCGCTGCACAACGAGGATGACCCATCGATGCGCTTCCATGTCCTGCGTGATGTCCGTGTCGCGAACGACCTGGTCAGGACGAAGCGACAGAACGCGGACGTCGCCGCTCATCTCGATCGATGCTTCCTGCACGATCTGCCCCATCATCGGGTCGACGATCTCGGGGACTTCCTTGATCCGTCCGCCCATGTCGTCCCACGTCGTCGCGGTCCAGCCCTCGCCCATGACGAGCATCAGCTCGGCGCTGTTATGAGCCTTCTGTTCCACGCTGTCGTCGAGGTACTTGTCGAGGACGGCCGTGCCGACTTCGATCGCCTCCGTAGTCGATGCGTCGTAAGCACGTGCGGTCAATTCGAACATCGGACGCGTGCCGGTCGTCATCGTCAACTGCTTACGAACGAGCGCGCGGATGTCGTTCATCCGGTAGCTGACGTTCTCGCCCTGCGCGCCTTCGAGCGTCACGTAGTGCGAGCTACGAAACCCACCTGTCGGGTCCATGCCGTAGTAGAGCCGGAGCATCTGGCCCCAGAGCGCGCGGCGTCCCGTGGCATCGCATGCGCTCCAGAACTTTTCGATACGGTCGCGCATCGCCGCCGCCAGTTCGGACGAGCTGACAGCGTCGCTCGCCCAATACTCGTTCTGGTTCGAGCCGTAGCCCGAGATGATGGTACCGCTCATCGGAAGGCCTCACGTAGCCGGGCGTTCTGATCGCGATGTGCGAGGCCAGGCGGGATGTAGTGCGTATGGTCCGTCTCGCCGTTGACGAGTGCGGGGGTGGGATTCTTGCGCCAGTCGATCGCGCGGGTGGCGTACTTGAGCGCGTCGATCGCGTCCCAATGGCCGAAGCCGGGCGACCGATCAAAGCTCGTGCGATTCGCGTTCCATGTGCCGCTCTTGAGGTGCTCGATCAGGACCTTGCAGCGCGGGTTGATCACGATGCGCTTGCGCTGAATGAGCATGCGTAGCTGGTTCAACGCAGCGTCCGCGTCGTCCTTCATCGCTGGCCCGAACATCACGCCCGGGCCGTGCCTAGAGTCGGCGAGATCGGCGAGCGTTTGCAGCGGCGCATCGGCGACGCGAACGGCCTTGCGGATGCCTAGCTCGGCTTCCTTGGCGCGGACCGCAAATCCAACGTCTAGGCCGCTCGCACGGTGCATTGCGATCTCGTCTTCGATCACAAGCTGGGCGTTCTCGAAATCGTACCAACACCACAACACGCACGTGAGGTCCTCGAACCCGAAGTCCGCGGCTACGTACCAGTCGAGCCAGTCGGGGCGCTTGCGATCGATCGTGCAGTCCTTCGCGACGTCGATCCACTCGGGGACGATAAGGCGCGTACGTTCCGCCACGTGCTCGCAGTACAGCTCGCGCTTGACCTCGGTCGACTCGCGTCCACCTAGTTCGGCAATGAGCGACTCGCGCGCTTCAACCGGGACGTGATCGCAGTCCTCGATCGTGTATCGGACCATCGCGCCACGCTCTAGGCAATCGGTCACAAGCTCGGTCAGGTAGTGAGCGGGGCTAATCGCAGGCGTAGACGCGACGAGACATCGCCCCTTCGTCGTGAGGAACTGCGGCAGCAATACGGACCGGTGCAGATGCATGAGCAAGTCGCTACGGACCTTGCCGGCCTCGTCCAGGATCGCGAGGTCGCATTCGGTGCCGACCTGGGCCTCGACGTCGCCCATCGTCTCGGCCGAGCCGAGGTGACACACGCTGCCGTTACTCCATCGCCACGTCGTATCCATGCGGTCGTACGTGGGCCGCATATGGGCCGGACACTGCTGCGCGACCCACGAGAACGCGGGCGTGACGAACTGCCGCCCGTGCAATTTCGTTGGCGCCACGTAGCGCACGATGGCACCGGGACGAGCGGTAGCGGCGCGGAACGCTGCGATCGCTGAAAAGATCGTCTTGCCCCAGCGACGGGAACAATCGATCGCGAACGTCGTCGCACCGCTCGCATCCCATGCGTCCATCGCGTGCAGCTGAGTGCGCGTGTACAGAACCCGCAAATCCCCCTTCGCCAGCGCGGCGCGAACGATCGCGTCGATTGCGGCTTGGGGGATCGTCGTCATCGACCGACTCTCTCCGGCGGGCAGATATCGGTCGCCGAGTGGAACGCAAAGAATCCACGATCGCGCGACGTCATTCGGCCGCGGTATCTACCGACGCGCACGTCCCTCTCCGCACGCTCGACGTCACGTAGGTATCCGCTCGCGGGTCGCACCATGGCGACGAGGATCTCACGCATGCGATCCTCTGAGAGATCGTCGCAGTCGTCGGCCGTATCGATCCGTTCGATCCGCAAATACACCGACGCGCCGGTGGATTCGTTCTCTGCCATGGATACGAGCATCGCGCGCATGTCGATCTCTGACAGAGTCTCGATCATCGCGATCGCGGCGCCTTGATCGCGGATGAACGCTTCGGCAGCGAACCGCTGTACCTCCAGGCTGTCTGGACCCATCCCCACTACGATGGCTCCGCGTAATCGGTAGCAACGTCCGCACCTTCACCTGCGACTCCCATCGCGGCAGTCATCGTGACGTCTCACACCCGCAACGCGGACATGCGATCCATCGATTCGAGCGTTCGACCCATCCGCATCCGGAGCACGACATGGTCAAATGGCCCTCCCATCGCGGATCAGGCGGCACGATTGAGCCCGGCGCGTGGAATGCCATATAGCCCAGCTCGTAGTTGCTCCGCGTGCCACGATACCGCCCGACGCGGCACTCACGCTCGGCAATGTCGACGACTTGGCGCGCTACGCCGCCGCTGCGAATCATATGGACGAGCATCGCGCGAAGATCGGTCTCGGACAGTCCGTCGAGTCGATCGATCGCATCATCGCACTGCGCCTCGTATTCACGTTGCGCCTCGACAAGCTCGGACTCTGACAGAGTCGTGTGCATCAAAGCGCCCCGCTCTTCTTCGCGCCGAGCACCATCGCAATCGCTTCGGCGAGTGACGTTGCGCCACGGTCGGCCGGCGTCTCTTCCCCGGCGTCTTCGAGTCGTTGCTCGTTGACGCGGTTGCGGATCTTCGGGTCGCCGTGGCGCCACGGAAACGATCGGGCACGCTCAGCGGCAGCGGTGGCCGCAACCATCGTGCCTTGCTGTTCGTCGATGATGGCGGTCAGCCTCTGTTCGTACCTCGCGCGTGCCGACAGAATCGAAGCGTCCAACTCCTCGTCATCATGACGATATCGCTCCAGTGTCTTCGCGCTGATTCCGACCAGGTTCGCGGCGCCTTCGATGCTCATGCCACGCTCAAGTTCGGCCACCATGGTGATGACCATCTCGGGCGTTACCGGCTTACGTGGGCGCCCTGGACCTGCCATGTCATCGCCTCATCGCCAGATGATCGACCCGCCCGCTAGTAGTAGCGATGCTGGCCCGTAGCGTCTCGACCTCGCTCCGTAGCTGGTCGACGTCAGTGGTAGTAGCGAGCCGCCGGAGCAGGGCCGCCTCGGTCCGGTCCCGCACCCTCGCCTCGTACAGCCTCATGCCGTACAGGGCCATGGTCGTGACGCAGACGGTGGCGACCTCAGCGATCATCGATCGCGCCTCGGAGTCGCCAATATCGCCCTGGTGATAGACCTAATGCAGGCGTGATAGGCCTGGTGTTTGCCGACATCGACGGTCGTGCACGTATCGCCATCGACCAGGATCGTACGGACCCGGTACGAGTGGTCGTGTCGCTCGACGACGTAGCCTCGGCTAGTGTGCGCAGGGACGTGGACGTCTACAGAGACGGCCGCGGCGCTTGGAATAGGGGCCGTGGCGTCCGGTGTCGCGTCGCTAGTGGAGGTGGTGGATGTCTGCGTCTTCGGTCGCTCGGCCATGGCCATCTCCTACCACAGCTTGGTTGCAGATGCAAGAGCGTTTCAGATGCAACTCAGTTGCAAGTGGCCGCCAGAATCGGCCCGCAATGGCCCGTCGAAAGATTTATCGGCCGAAAAACAAGGCACTTCGCAACAATCGACATTTACTGTCTTGCATTTATTCTCCACGGGATCCATAGTCTCTGTGTGGCCGGCGAGAATGACCGGCCCGCGAAAGAGAGACCACAATGACCAGCATCTCCACCATCTCCACCTCCGACATCGTCACCCTCTCGCGCGGCCGCCTCTCGTACGACGGCAGTTACTCGATCGTCCTGGACTCGTCGACGTACGAGCGGGCCGCCAAGATGGCCCGCGGTAGCTACCAACTGGCGATCCTCTCGGGGTCCGAGGCCATCTCGGGTGGCACCCTCCGAGGACGCGCCAAGAGCTACGGCGGACGGTACGCCGCGAGCGCGAAGAATTTCCTCGCCCGCTGCGAGCGCGCTGGGATCGACGTGATGACCGTGGTCGGGCCGCACGGTCGCCGCGTTGTGGTTTTCGCCTGACAGGTCGAAACGCCCACCTCGGGCGTCCGCTGGTAGTGCCAGCGCTGATGAGACCACAAAGGAGCTACCAATGACCAAGTCCTACAACCCCGCCGCCCTCGCCAAGATCGACGCCGAACTCACTGAGGCCGGCCACGACATGACCCGCGCGTGGGTCGCACTCTGCGTGGACGGTGTGGTCCACGGAGTGGGCACGACCGAGGCCAATGCGCGCCGTGACACGATGTACTCGGAGGAGTACCAGGTCATGAGCGATGACACCGAAATCGAGTTCGTCGCGATCACCGAGTACCAGGCGAGCCGCACTGACAACGGCAACGTCGACATCGCCTGGCTCGTCCGGGTGCACTGATGGACCGTAAGCGCGGCCGTCCGCCCGTTGCTGACCCGATCGACTCGACCCTGGCCATCCGCATCCCCGAGTCGCTCCGCGCCCGTCTAGCGGCTCGTGCGGCCCGGGACGGCCAGTCGGTGAGCGACCTAGTGCGGGCGGCTATCGACGCGGCACTGGCCGAGTAGTTCTCCGCCGTAAACAAGCGCAACAACTACGCTAATGCGATCCCTGTAAAAAAGATGTTGCCATTTCGATCGGCATGCCCCATATTCTCTTTGTGGCCGGGAAGACCGGTCCGAACCAGGAGCCAGCCGAATGAACCACGAAATCTACGCCTCGCACGCTTCGCTTCTGGACGCGCTACGTAACGCTGAGGCTGCGATCGTGGACGGGAACGCCCGCAACCTGTCGGATCGGACCATGGCCAAGCGCTTCAAGGCGCTCTTTGCGGCAGAGGACGCGTGCAAGGCGGCGGGGGTATGCTGACCCGATACGAAATCGGATGGCTCTCCCACGACCTAGACGGAGCGGTGATCCTCGCAGAGTCGGAGGACGAGGCGCTCGACCTTTGGGCCGCTACCCAGAGGCATGGTTGGTCCAATACGTACTCCGACTTCGCGGATTGGTGCCGGGCGCATCGGCACACGTCGGACCCGGATCACCTCGTCATCGCACACGGTAGAGCCCGTGTGTACGTCCTCGTTAGTCGTGCTCCGCGCGAGCCGATGCGTCCAGTAGACGTCACACACGAGTTTGTGGACGGGGATCGGTCGCCATTTCCGCTCCCGATTCGCTGCTACGTCTGAATAACCGACGTCCACATCATTGCGGAGCCGGGGCCCGGTCCCGCACGCCAGGGAGGGCCGGGAACCGGCTTCTACACTACCGTTCCGATCCGTTGACCGATTTCGGCCGATTCCTCAATGGTTTCGCCGAAACGGCCGAATACCTTGGTGAAGTGTTCCCCGTACCTTGGTGAAGTGTTCGCGAGCGCCTTGTTTTATGGCGTTTTCGCACGGAGCACCGGGGAGAAAATCCATGGGGGTGATCGTGTCGGGCCGATGCGTCGATCGTCATCTTCCCGGCGGTCTCGAGGAACGAACGGGCTGCTATCGACGCGCACGTGACAGACTGAACGTCGTCGTAACATCGCGTTACTATTGCGCTAATACGATTCTCGTAAAAAAGATGTTGCACTTCTTCGATGCATGACCCATATTCTCTTTGTGGCCGGGAAGTCCGGTCCGAACCAGGAGCCAGCAAATGACCAGCACCAAGACCACCACGATCGACGGCGTCACGATGACCCTTGGCGCGGCCGAAAATGTCGAGGCGACCGAGACCGACGTGGGAGAGGATGTCCGCCGACTGCGCGACGGCGAGATCGACTACGACACGCTCCTCACGGCGTGTCTCGACGGTCTCACCCCCAGCGAGGACGCGACGACCATGCAGCACTGGCTGGAGTACGTGGAGGCGGTGGTCGCGGTGGCCGAGGCGAGCTGATCGAATCCGTCGCGGGCATAGATGCCGTCCGGCTGGCACGTACGGCTTCTCCCCGCGTGACGGAATAACCGACGTCCACATCATTGTGGAGCCGGGGCCAGGTGCGCCACGCTAGGCCGTGCGTGATCTAGGAGTCGGCACACCCCGACAAACGCGCTAGGCGACTGTAGCACGTCCGAGACGAAGTGGTAGGCGCAGCTACCACCAAAGCTCAGCGAGTCGCGCTGTCCGTCTCCGCTGCGTCCGCGTCGCATGTGCTAGTCAGCGGCAGCGCTAAGTCACCGGTGCAGCCTTGGAGTGCTTGCAGCGTCAGATCCCGGTGCCTAGGCGACTTGGGCGAGTCAGGGGACCTGACCCACCCTGCGTCCGCCGGAGAGTCACGTACGGGAGCGATCCACTGCGCATCCTCCTGGCCTCTCATCTCCCTCGCCGCTTCCCTCGCAGCCTCAGCGACACACCCGGGACGCGCTTCCCCAGCAACAACCGCTAACGCGGGAGGAGAGGGGTGTTAGGTAGGGTGGGAGGAGACAGCTAACATAGTAAGACCTAGCCGATTTTCTGTCAATAGGTGGCACCTGAACTAAATCGCAACTGCGCGTAATCGTTCAGAATAAACTTTCGCTGAACCGTAGTTGGACGCTTGATCTATATCCGAGGATTTCACTATCCACTGCAATCCTGAACGCTTGTGTTACCAACGGTTGACTTTCGTTCAGTATAGTAAATCGTAGCGCAACCTCCCGTAACCACACACGTTCTACGATATCAGTAAAAAACATATTGCGCTTCTCGAACCGATGCCTCATATTCTCTGTGTGGTCGCGGTGACCACCGAACCAGGAGTTAGCAAATGACCATCGGAACCTTCACCCACATCGGCGACGCAAACATCGGCACGGTCCGTAATCTCCACGTCCGCGTCATCGACCGTAAGGACGGCGGCGGCCGTTACGAGACGGTGGTCTACGTTTCGGCCCATGACGACGCGGCGGCACCCCAGGTGGCGCCCGTGGCGGTCTTCAATCGCCTCTTCCGCCCGGTG